CTGCAGATGCTTTAGTAGCTGGCACCACTAACACCAACAACTTCACATCAGCAGATATTGCTGACCCTGCAGCATGGGCCACATGGATTTACACAGCGAGCTCTGACATCCTCACAGCATCTAACGGTAACCTACCTGACACGCTTTTCCTAGCGCCAAACCGCTGGCAGTCTTTAGGACTCTTGACCGATACGTCAGATAGGCCGTTATTCCCAGTGGCAGGCCCCATGAACGCATTCGGCAGTATGTCACCAGGTACCACAGCTGGCAATGCGTTTGGGTTGCGTGTTGTAGTAGATCGCAATTTCGCTAGCGGTACTCTCCTAATCGGTAACGCTACCAGCAGTGCATTTGAGTGCTGGGAAACTGCTAAGGGGGCCGTAGCGATAGAGAACCCATCACTACTGGCCAGAACGATTGCATGGAGAGGCTATTTCGCAGCCGTAATGGTGGACGATAGCAAATTCATTAAAGCTGCATTCGTCTGATAGGCGGTAACTGGTGAGCGCTTTTAGCGTTACGCATTCTATGCGTATAGGTGATTTCTGTGTAGTGCAAACCTTAGAGGAAACTGACATAGCTGTCGGGCAGTCATTTACTCTGGCAGATGTAGGGGATGGCATGAATGGCTCCCAGCTACTCATAGCTGTACCCCTATATCTGTTCACTGGCATTACTAATGAGGGTGATTTCACATTCGACTATGACCAGTTGATACCAGAGCAGTTACTGTTTCGTGACGCTGGCACAGATGTAGCACGCCACTATTTAGACCCATTCGGTACGCTCACCTATACCCAAACCTGCACGTGGATAACATCTGCAGACTGCCTAGTATTTTTGGGCATAGACCCAGCCACAGCCAATGACACAGCATATTTAGCCATGTGTGTAAATGCAGCTAATCAGTGGGTGCTCAGAAAACGACAAGAGGCAGGATATTTTGACCAGTCACTCAGCGTGGCCCCTAGTGCAGATATAAAGCTGGGCACAATTATCTATGCGTGCATGAATTATCGGGAGCGTGGCAGTATTGATTCCTATCAAACATTTGATGGGATGGGCACCACACCAGTGTTAAGCATGGGCCGTGTCATGCAGCTGATCGGCTGTAATCGTAGCCAGGTGGCGTAATGCCAGCCACAGGTATTTTTGCTCAGTCGATCACCAAAATTAAAGACACCATCACAGCGTTAGGTTTAGTGGCGGTCACTGACCCACGAAACGCTCGACCACTAACGTGCCTCATAGAGATGCCCACCTATACACAGTTCACTAACCAGGTGGCTGATATATCTGTGGTAGTTCACATTCTCGCTACACCACCAGGTAACCAAGACTCTGGCGACTACCTCATGAGCACCCTTGATATTTTGATGGATTCAGAGCTAGCCATAACAGGTGGTTCACCCACACTGGTAGTAATCGGTGCACAAGAGTTGCCAGCGTACGATATAACGATCAGAATAGGCGCACAGCGCTAACACAGGAGACACCCACATGACTACCGTTTATCTAACTAACCCCACCATTAACATCACACAAGGGGCTACCACCACAGATTTTACAGATAACACATCCAGCATTACCGCCTCATTGGGCTATACCAGCCTGGAAACTACAGCATTCGGTAGCACTGGTTTGTCATTTTCTAAGGGGCTCGCTACTTCTGACATCAGCATGACAGTTTTCATGGCGTATGGTGCATCAGAAATTGAGGCTGCACTAGCCACCTATGTAGGTACCGGCACCACTGTTTTAGTGTTCAGCCCAGCAGGCCTAGTCGAATCTGCCAGTAACCCAGAGTTCACGGTAACTGGGGCTATGCTGGCCGCCTATGATGTCGTGGTTGGCACGGTAAATGAGCTTAGTGTGGTTGAGCTAAGTTGGTCTGGGGGAACCTGGGCACGTGACGTAACCTGATCTAGTTTTAGTAATCCTGATACCGACTAAGGAGCAAAAAATGAAACTACATTTACGCCTAGATTTAGGTGATGGCCCTATAGAGCTAGTCACTAACCTGATGGTAATCATTTTGTGGGAGCGCAAATTTAAGCGCAAGGCCTCAGATATGGCTAATGGTATTGGTTTAGAGGATTTAGCATTTATGGCGTATGAATGCTGCAAAATTTCTAACGTGCCAGTAAAACCCATTTTTGATGATTTCATTAAGTGCATAGTCGATCTAGAGGTAGTCAGTGAGGAAACCGAAAACCCCACCCCAGGGGCAGTTTTAGCAGAGGTCTAGCAGAGCTGCTAGTACATACGCATTACTGGCCCCCAAATATAGAATTTACCCTGGGCGATTACATTACAGTGTTAGATGTAATCAAAAAACAACAGAGGTAGATCATGGCTAAAACTCCAGAAATAGAGGGTGTTAAAGAGGCTGTTAGAGCGTTACGCAAAATTGACCCTGAGATGCGTAAAACATTTAATGCAAATGTTAAGGCTGTTGTCGAACCCATGACTAGCGCCATGCAGTCTAATTATGATGATATGCGTTTTCCATCTGGCACTAAACGTAAATGGGGTACCAGCGCTGTTGGTGCTAAAGCTAGAAAACTAAACCCACTGACTGCAGCAGCTGCTAAGCGTGGCGTAAAGGTCAAGATAGACACAAACAGAAAAAGTGGGGCCGCATTCACTGTTATGCAAACTAACCCAGGTGCAGCCATTTTTGATTTAGCTGGCAACAGCACACCATTAGGTGAGGCATTCACAGCCAAATTTGGGCGCTCCCCTAGCCGTGTGATGTGGCCTAACGCTGAGGTACATCTACCTGATGTGCGTAAAAACTTAGTGGAGTTAATAGAGGAAATAGAGCAAGATATAAGCAGAGAACTACAGAGGCGTGGCTAATGGCTATTAAAATCCCTATTTTTGCAGACTATAACGATAGGGGCGTAAAGCAGGCTGAGGCATCATTCAGTAAATTTGGGCGGTCAGTAGGCAACATCACTAAAAAAGCTGCTGCTGCTTTTGCCACCATAGGTGTGGCCGCTGCTGCTGGCGCTGTTAAAGCTATCGACATGGCTAGCAACCTGGCAGAATCTCAGAGCAAGGTAGCCCAAATATTTGGTGAATCTGGAGCAGCTATACAAGCGTTCAGTAAAACTGCTGCTACCAGCCTGGGCCTGTCAGAGCAGAACGTATTAGATGCTGCTGGCACGTTTGGCATTTTTGGTAAAGCAGCTGGGTTAGGCGGTACTGATCTATCTGATTTCAGTAACCAGTTTACTACCCTGTCGAGCGATCTAGCCAGCTTTAATAACACCAGCCCAGAGGATGCCATAAACGCTATCGGCTCAGCGTTACGTGGCGAAATGGAACCCATTAGGCGCTATGGCGTAATGCTTGATGATGCAGCTATAAAAGCTGAGGCAATGGCCCAGGGGCTGTATGAAGGTAAAGGTGCACTATCTCAGCAGGCTAAAATTTTGGCTGTCACAGCGCTGGTCTATAAAAAGACTGGTGATGCTCAGGGTGATTTTGCTCGAACATCTGGCGGCCTGGCTAACCAAACTAAAATCATGAAAGCCCAGCTAACCAATGCGGCCACCACCATAGGCACAGCGCTGTTACCCATAGCAATGAAATTAGCTAGTTTTTTCGCTAATAAGGTGATACCTGCAGTGGAGAAACTTAGTGCAGTGTTTAGCAAAAAGGGTTTAACAGGTGTGCTGGATTTAGCCAAAAAACAGTTACCTAAACTGCAGGCTGCATTTAGCAGTGTGTGGAAATGGATCACCTCAGTGGGTGTGCCCAAATTTGTGGCAATGATGCAGTCACTGGGTAAAGCTCTAGTCGACTGGATAGGGCCACGTATTAAACCCATGCTCAAAAAACTGGGTGAGCTGTTAGGTAAAGCTGCAAACTGGATTTATACGGTAGGCATACCAGCGCTAGTAGATAAACTGATACTCCTGGGTGATGCTTTTGTAGCGTGGATTACTCCACTAATCGGCCCCATGCTCAAAAAACTGGGTGAGGTATTTAAGATAGTGGCCACCTGGCTGCTAACGGTAGGCGCTCCAGCGTTAGTAAAGGCTGCAGTAAAACTCAGTGAGGCGCTCATCAGATGGGTGAGCAAAATAGCTGGGCCACTGCTTAAAGGCCTGGCGCTGCTACTGCTTGACATAGGCAAATGGGTGTTTACTGATGGCATCCCAGCGTTAGCTAAATTAGGTGTGCAGTTAGGTGCAGGGCTAATAAATGCTCTAGTGGGCGCTCTAAAGGGTTTAGCGAATATGGGCCTAGATGTAGGCAAATCGTTTGCTAACGCCATTATCCGTTTCATTAACACCAATGTGATCGACAAAATAAACGGGCTACTAGAATTTAAGGTGGGGCCAGTCAGTATTAATCCACCTGACATACCCAACATCCCTCAGCTAGCTAATGGCGGTATCGTTTCACGGCCCACCCTGGCTGTAATTGGTGAGGCAGGCCCAGAGGCTGTAGTACCGCTATCTGGGCGTAACGCTGGCATGGGCATGGGAGCTACTAACTACATCACCATTAACACTGGGGCTAACCCTGCAGATGTAGTAGCAGCGCTCCAGCGCTATGTGCGATCTAACGGGCCAGTGCCAGTAAACATTAGAGCCATGTGATGGCTAAAATTTCGTGGACATTTACAAACGCTAGCGCCAGCATAGATTTTACATCTATAGTGCAAAATTTTAGTTACACACATGGGCGAGCCTCCACCCTAGATTCTTATAACGGTGGCTCAGCGAGCATCACAGTGGCCAATGATGCTGGGCAGGTTGTCGGCAATTTTCTTAAATGGGGCCAAGAAATAGAAATTTTAGTTTCTGGTAACATTCTTTTTAAGGGCTGGGTAGGCGCTGTCAATTTTAACGATATGCCAGGCTCTGGAGGAGGCTCTACAGCCACCATAACGTTAAATGACCAAATGTATTTTGCTGGGCAACAGTTAGCAAATAATCAGGTAATAGCTAGCGAAACTTATCAAATACAAGAAATAAACACTTTTCTCAATAGGTCTAATATTGCACAATATAACGCCCATGTGGCCTGTAGAGCATCTTTAGGGTTTTCAGGTTCGTACGCCACCAGGATAAATCAAATCATTTCATCAGATAGGGGGAAATTCTTTTTTACTGCTGGTGGTTATTACACATACGTGCCATTAAGCGAAATGAAAAATATGACTACCAGCAGCTACACTTTTGGCCGCACAGCCTCAGCTAACGTGATCGCCTACAACAGTTTTGATAGGGATGCCGCAGGCTCTAACCAAAATTTTGTGAATCAGGCCGCTGTAACCCCAGAATCGTTAGCCACCCAAACCAGCACCAGCTCAGTGGCTTTAATTACTGGTGTTATGGGTATCGACATAGCCACATTAAACACCACCACAGCTGTGGGTAAAAATTTGGCTACCTGGGTGGCTAACTCAATGGATAACTCAGAGGAATTAACTTTTACTGTGTCATGTCTAGACATAGCTCAAACAGCCACTACCAATTTAGTGAGTTTCCTAACTGTCGAAAAAATAGTGCAGATGGCATACACCCCACCTGGTGGTGTTTCTACCAATGTGTGGGTAACAGCTGAGCAAATATCAGTAACTGGCGACTATAACCAAACTGCTATAGATATCGTTTTCAGCCCATTGACGTACTACAATTTTTTCACCTTAAATAGTGCAGTTTTTGGCATACTTGATACCAGCAAATTAGGGTTCTAGACTAATCTAATGGCAACGTATCCCTGGCCCCTAGTATCTGGCGCTACCTTGACAGCAGCGAACTTAAACGCCATAGGAGAATGGACAGCGTTTACCCCATCATTTTCTGGCGTTACCGCTGGCACTGGTGCATCAAATACGGGCCAGTATTGCCTCTTAAATCAGATTCTTTTTATTCGGACTAAATATGTTCTAGGTACAGGAGGATCGTTCACGGCACCAACTTTGACTTTGCCAGCGTCAAAAGTGGCGACAGGTTCACCAACCCAGAGTTACGCCAGCGGATTCCAAGCGGTCATCATTGACCTATTCTCTAACGCTTTCCCATTATCGGTGAACCTTGCAAGCGCGACCACCATCAACTTTCTTGTCCAAACAGCGTCAGGTACTTATGTAACTCAAAATACTTCAGTTTCGGCAACCGTTCCCTTTACTAGCGGCACGAGCGATATTCTCGAAATTATGGGATGGATACAGGTGGACTAATGAATATCACTAATCCACCTAAAGCGCTCATTTTGTTGGTGGCGCTTTTGTGCATCACTGTGCTACTGGCTGTAAACAGAATTAGCCAGGAGGCTGGGCTACCAATGATTAGCGCCATAGTGTTTTACGGTATTGGTAATGGGGTGGCCGCTAAAAATGGTAAAGATTCACCTAAAATTTTTGGGCCTAAAGAATGACCACCTACCCTGTCACACCTATTGTAATGCCAGTCGATTTAGCTGGCCAGATGAATGGGCTACTGGATGCCAAACTGCTTAAAAACATCAACACACCTACCCAGGGTAAAATGCACCATAAGGCTGCTACAGCTTTTAAGTGTTTAGCGCTGGCCGCCTATTTTGATGGCATCAGTTTAGATCAGGTGGGTGCCTACCGTACTCTCAGCCAGCAGCTCACTATGTTTAAGCAGCGCTACAGCCTCACGCCACAAGGCCGCAACATCACTAGAAAAATGAATGGGCAAACCTACTATTTACGGGATGGTTTCGCACCTAGTAGCACCCCTGGGCTGTCAAATCATGGCTGGGGATTAGCTGTAGATATCAGTGACTGTTCAGGTGACAGGCTCACGTGGTTACTGGCTAACGCTGGCAAATTTGGGTTTACCTGGGAGGTCAAGAATGGGCCACAGGCTGAGGCATGGCATATACGTTACGTGGCTGGGGATGCAGCCACCAGAGGCATCAGAAACGCTCTAGTGGCGTTCCCAGAGCTGGGTGCTTGACATTCACCTACCGATTAGGTCAAATGTCTAGACCTAAGCCGACACTAGGAGTGAGATGAATCCCTACAAAATTCTTATAGGTTCAGCAGCCTTATGGCTGGCAGGTATAGCCTTATTAGGCAGTGGTGGCAGTGTCATCCCTCCACCTGTCACTACTGCACCACCTGTTTATAACACTGTGGATATTCTGACCCCAGAGCAGACTGTGGATAGGCTCAGAGCGCTGCAGGTAGTTGAGATTACTACTACAGCCCCAGTGCAGATACCGCCAGTGCAGAACGCTGAGGGCCTTAAGTGTGAGCAGTGGTTACCCACAGCCGTATTAGCTGGGTGGCCTGATGATCGACAGGTACTAGCCAGATTAGGTGCCATTATCATGAGAGAATCAGGCTGTGACCCCACAGCGTGTGCTCCTAGCGACAGTGGCCGCCCATGTAGGGATTATGGGCTAGTTCAGGGTAACTGGTATGCACACCATAAATGGTGGGCTGATTTGGGTATCACACCAGAGCAGATGTTCGACCCATACACAAACCTGCACTGGGCATGGCTGCTATATTCAGGCCGTGAGGCTCAGGGCAAATGTGGCTGGCAACCCTGGGCGCTCAGCTGTGGCTAGTCGCCCACCCTGGATGGTTTTAGCGGCTTGCATAGGCCATGACACAAACCTATTTTTTCCCCAACCTGGCACCCATCTGAGGAGCGATATACGTGAGGCTAAAAAGATATGTGGCACCTGCCCAGTCAAAATGGCGTGCCTAAACTATGCGCTAAACCTAGAACAAATTAGCCCCAGGAGCTGCCCAGGTATTTGGGGTGGCACACATGAGCGTGAGCGCTCTAGGATAATCCACCAAATGTGCCACATGGATGAAGTACCATCAGAATTACTACAAACATAGAGGAGCTAAATCATGGCCGACACCACAGATTTGCAAGCGTTCATACAAACCATTCAGGAATTTGAGCGTGAAATCGATTTTATCCGCAACACTCAAAAAATTCAGCGTGCAGAAATTAAAGCTTTACAGGCCGCTGTTTTTGAGATGAGTAGCCACATCCCAGACTGGGTGCTCACCCTGTCACCTGAGACAGTCGATATCATTATCACTGCAGCATTAAATGGGCATGGAAAATGAGCCTGCTCTGTGAGGATGCCACACCAGTTTTAATTGATGGCGTTTACTGTTGCCCACTATGTGAGGAGCCAGCTGATGGCCACAAATAATGTGCCTACTGAGGCCACCTGCCAGGTGTGCACTGAGCGTGTCACTGGTGAGCAAATCGCATACTACAACCCTAAAAAATGGGTAGTGATGTGCAAGCGCTGTGTAGCTAATCATCCAGTGATGAAAACCAGTATTTACGCTGTGGAGGCACCCACATGGACATGAACTACACCACAGTTAATGAGCGCCTAATAATGGCGCTAGCCAAATACCCTGATTTACGCATCCAGGAGCACCCCAGCGAAATTATTACCACTGTGAATGGTGAAACGCTTATCTGTACCGTAACCATTTGGCGTGATGCCAATGATGAGCGCCCCACGATTAGTAGCGCTGCAGAAATTATCCCAGGGCGTACCCCATTTACTAAATTTAGTGAGAGAGAAAATGGGTTCACTAGCGCTGTGGGGCGTGGTTTGGGCTATATGGGATTTGGTATTGACAGGAGTATCGCTACATCTGACGACATCCAAAACGCTGGGGGCACACTGTCTAAGGCTCCACTGTCAAGAGGCACACAAGTTACCCACAGTGGCAAGGTGCTAAAGCATTCACCACCTGGGCTGGTAACAGATGCCCAGAGGCGTTTCATTAAAGCGTTAGGCCACACTGGCGATATTCCCACAACTGCAGCTGAGGCCTCCACACTCATAGAGAACCTTAAGAAACAAAAAGAGGCGACAGCTGAGGAGCCGTTCTGATGTTCCC